AAAGGAAGGTAATGCTTGCCACTATACTTGGCACAGCACAGTCTACCTTGACTAAGTTCCCTTATCTGCGTAAGGTATGGAAAGATAACACAGAAGAAGAAAGACTACTTGGTGTTAGCCTTACAGGTATAATGGATAACGAACTAACTAGTGGAAAGAAACATGGACTTGATAAAACGCTTGAGGCACTACGGCAGGTTGCTGTCGAAACGAATAAAGAATGGGCAGCAATCTTTGGAATCCCACAAAGCACCGCTATCACCTGCGTCAAACCAAGTGGGACAGTATCACAGCTTGTTGACTCAAGCAGTGGTATCCACCCTCGTCATAGCAGTTATTATATCCGTACTGTTAGGGGGGATAATAAAGATCCTCTTACTAACTTCATGGTAGATAGTGGCATACCAAGTGAACCTGATGTGATGAAGCCTGACACCAACACGGTGTTTAGCTTTCCTATGAAGTCACCTAGAAAATCAGTGATGAAATGTCAGGTGTATCTTTCTTACCACACTCCGACCATACTTACCAACAAGCACCCTATCAAGAGTGTACAGAAGCTGTATACAATGATTTTAGCAGTAAGTTCGGACATATAGATTGGGATAAATTCCAGAGTTATGAGAAAGAGGACAACACACAGTCCTCTCAGACGTTTGCATGTTCTGGCGATTCATGTGAGATAGTGGATATTACATGAAGCCATATGAACAAGGATACAGCACCTTTGTAAGAGGTAAGCTCTCTGAGGGAACAAAGATGCTGAGAGGTAACCCATTCCACCTTGGAAGTGTAGCTTCTAAAGAATGGGAGAGAGGCTTCAATGCCGCTTATTATCGCAACTTGGGGAGGCGACATGACTTCAGCGAGGAGAGAAGCAGAAAAAGCTTTCAAAAAAACGGAGGTAAATATGGAAGATAAAATTAGTCTAGAAGATATGGCAAAGGAAATTGAAGAGTTGGATACACAACTCAGAGATATGAAAAAAGCCTATCGTGAAAAGC